AACGTTTTGGCGGTAGCATTGATGAAGTAAACAAATCATATGCAAAAGAAAATGGCGCTGCAGGAAGCGTAATACCATTTTTTGAAAGTAATAAGTATTGGAACGGAACTTCTGTAATTGAAAATAGTACAGGAGCAAATTATGATAGTCTTACATTTGGAACTGGTGATCAAGGCGCTTTTTTCCAAACATTGGGTATACATACACAAGCTACAAATTTGAATACAACAGTTGTTGAAGCATACAATGCAATTGTTAACCATAGACGCAAAGCAAGATCAAAGTCGTTACCATTAAGAAACGCATTTGACTATACATTAGCAGAAGCGTTTTGGTTAAACACTGGCTATAATGATATCGTTTCTGATTTTGACGCTAAGTTATTGGATGGTGAAGTATCATTGCAAGGTTTAACATTTCAAGCTCCAATTAAGTCATTAACAGCAAATAATGGCGCATCAGCGTCAGCAACTGCAAGTGCAGATGGATCAGTTGCAAGTGGCAACTGGGGCCCATCTCAAAATGGCGGTATTGTTGATGAAGGCGACTATTATTTATTTGACGAAATATTTGCAGAATTATCAACAGGCGGAAACGCTACAATGTCATTAGCTGATTTAGATCAGGCACGCAAAACAGTGGCATATGCAAAATTAAGAAGTAAGTATGATTGGATAGAATCTGAATTCGTAATTGACCTTCTTATGCAGGGAATAACAATCCCATCATTATTGCAAACGCAACCAATATTAATTGGTAAAAAATCAACTATGTTGAATTTTAATGAACGTTTTGCAACAGATGGCGCAAATTTAGATACTAAAGTTGCGAATGGTTCAGCTACAATTGATATGAATATATCAACACCACGTATGCCGTATGGTGCTGTAATTATGTACACAATGGAAGTTGTGCCAGAACAATTATGGGAACGGTCAAAAGATCCGTTTTTATATACAACTGATACAGATACATTGCCAAACAGCCTACGTGATACATTGGATCCGCAGAAGGTGCAAACTGTCAAAGCAGATACACTCGATGTAAATCATAATACGCCTAATTCTACATTTGGTTATCAACCATTAAATAATCAATGGAAAATGGATTGCGTCCGTGTAGGCGGTAAATTTTATCGCCCTGCAAACGATGCATTTACTGAGGATAGGCAAAAAAATCTGGGGTTGTGAAACTCTTAATCCTACACTTTCTGAAAGTCACTACTTGGTTAAAGATCTACATAAAAAGATTTTTGCAGATCAGGTGGCAGATAGTTTTACAGCGACAATAATGTCGGATTTAAAAGTATCTGGCAATACAGTCTTCGGAACATCGTTGCTCGAAGCTGATGCATCAAGTGACTATGACACAATAACCTCGCAAGTGGATTCCTCCCGTATCGCGTAGTTATGTATAGCGGGGTAGCCCTCCCCTACCCCGCTATTTTTTATTAAAAAGGAAAAAATAATGAATAGAATAAAACACGGACAAATTAATAAATGGTTTCCTGCACAAGCAGGAGAAATATTAGAATTTGTAGCAAATAAACCACGTCACGTAAAATTTGAAGTAACAACAAATTCAAATATAGAAATTTGGGTTGCAACAAACAAAAAAATGCAAGATGCAATTTTAATTGGAACAAGTGACGCAAAAACAGAAGTTCAATACACGGCAAATGAAACAACATATTGCCAAATAAAGGCACAAAAAGGTTCATCAGTATTTGTAAATCTTCCAGATTTAGATCAAACACGCGTTCAACCTGAGGAAGCTGTATATACTAATATTGAGCCTCGAATAAATAAAAGCACAGAATTTGATCGTATGATGCAATTTATGAAACCTAACGAGGCAATACGTAATCAAGAACTTGAGGCAGAACGTGCACAGCTACGTGAAGCAATACGCAATTTAGAAACAGCACCAACGCCAGAACCAATAGTAGAGGCAGAAACAGAAGATGCAGGAGAAACCACCACATAAATTCTTTAGGTGGGTTTGGTTTTTAGACCGCATCCAGTTCTGGCATAAAGACGATCTAGTCCATCGGCGTTACGCTGATGCGGCTAGGTCGTTGGCAGTACCAAAAGACCATTCAATATGGAAAAAAGTGCGCACAGAAGAAGCAGACTATAAAGGAGCACATTCCGATATAGTTGAATTCTTTAAAGCATTTCAAAAAGCTTGTCATAAGAGGAATATACCTCTTAGAGCTTTTGAATTTGTACGTACTGCAGAACGCCAACAAGAATTATACGAAAAAGGCTTTACTAAAGCTCAAGCCGGTTTTGGCGCGCATCAATACGGGATGGCTTGCGATTGTATCGTAGGACATCTCGGTTGGAGCCTGTCAAAAAAGCAGTGGGCATGTCTTATCGCAATCGGAAAAGAGGTTGCAAGACGTAGGAATATAAAAATCGACAGTGGTTACGACTGGGATTTTTGGGATCCTGCCCATTGGGAATTGGAAGGTTGGAAAGAAATGATTGCTCCAAAGCAACCAGACAAACCTTACAAAAAAAACAAATTTTACGATATCAAAACAGGAAAATTACATGAAATTGAATAATTT